CCTGCCCGACCCCTGCCTCGGTGCCGAACCGTTGTTCGACGACCGCCGCCTCGCTGTTCGCCGGCGCTTGCTAGCGGTCGGCAGTCAGGCTGTCGGTTACTACCTGGAAATCGCCAAAAGCCAGGGCTACCCCAACGCCACCATCACCGAACACGAAGCACCCCGCATGGGCCGTGCGCGTTTTGGTTCAGCGCGCTGGGGCACGTGGGAGGCGCAATTCATGTGGACGCTTAACACCGGCGGGCGCTTGCTGCTCGGTCGGCGTTTCGGCGCGAGTTACTGGGGTGAGCGCTTCGGCGTTAATCCAGGCTCGGCGCTGGAGTGTTTGATTCATCGCAGCGCGCCGGCGCATACCACGGTGCATATCAATTATGACTAGGGAGGAATGACGGGATGGATTATCCGAGGAGTATGTCCGGCGTCGGTCTGGTAAACGGCCGTTTCGTCGATGAGAACCCGATAACGGGAGCGCCGGGATCGTTGATTCCGGCCGAGTGGGGTAATGCGCTCACAGAAGAGGTGTTGACGGTTATCAAAGCGGCAGGCATCGAGCCAACTGAGGGCTTGAACACCCAGTTGCTGGAAGCGATGAGAGGTAAAAAGCTGTTTGCTACACCGCCTCAGTTTGATGTCAGTCAGACCGTCGCAACCACAGAGTTTGTTCAACGTGCATTGGGTAGCCTGGCAGGGCAAACCAATTACGTCGGTGAAGTTTCGTTGACCACTGCTGACGTTGGTAAATTGTCGATTTTCACCGGGCCAAGTACGGCGACGCTTCCTCAATGGTCGACTGTTCCCGCAGGAGGGCTCGTCACTCTTTTCGCCAGTTCTGGCAGTTTGACGGTGAAGGTCAGAAGCGGCGAGAACATGAGTACTGCCAACGGTACGTCGGCGACTGCCCTGGCATTTGCCGGGGGCAACTACGTGACTTTTCGCCGGCTTCTGTTGGGCGGTGGATGGGGGTTGGACGGTGGGGACGGTGCGCTCAAATATTCGCCCATGTTTACCGCATCAATGCTAACTGCAGGCGGTTATCAACGCCTTCCCAGTGGCTTGATTTTGCAATGGGGATTAGCCACGGGCGGCGGCCCGAATGAAACAATCACTTACCCGATAGCCTTTCCCAACGCGGTGTTTTTCTTGACCGGCGGCGATATCTCACCGGCATTCGCAGATATACGTTTCTCCCTTTTCAGACTCTCGTTGAGCCAGTTTCAGCGTTTTTCCAATACTGATCCGGGCGGCTGGAACTGGTTTGCAATGGGCTATTGAAATTAACGGTGAAAGAAGTGAAATACATTGAATTTGATGCCCAGGGCGAACTGCTAGGGCGCTACGACTCGGCGATTCACACGCACATTTCTGCTAATGCAATTGAAATATCGGAGGAGCTTTTCCTGCGCACGATCGAGGAACGTGACGGGATATGGAGGTGGACCGAAGGCAAGGTCACTAAACATTCGTTGCCTGAAGTCACTGAGCCGGATCAGCAATTTATTGAAAACCTTTGCACCAAAGTCGACACCGCCGCCGACAACGCCCGAACCGCACTGGCCGGCGATCCCCTCAAAGCCATGGAGTACGCCCAGGCCGCCGCAGACGCTCAGGCTTATCTAGACGCGGGTTACCCGAAAAAAGAAGTGCCGGTTTCCGTTGCTGCGTGGGTCGTCAAAGGCCGTACGGCCAAACAGGCAGCCGATCAAATCCTCAGCAAGGCAGATCAGTTGACGGATCATTTGCTGACGCTGCGTACCTTGCGCCTCAAAGCCAAAGCGCAGATTCGTGCGCAGGCTGCCAAGGGCAAAATGGACTTGGCGCGGGGTGCCGCTGATGAGGCATTGCTCGCCATTCGCGAACTGCTCGGTGGTCTCTCTGGCTAATCAATACCTTCGTTCTTGAACACCCCAAGCCCACTTCACCGTGGGCTTTTTATTTTCAGAAAAAAGCCGTGGGCACGAAGGCAGCGCCTTGATCGTCAGTGCGGTTCATTTGTTATGACAGAGGAAACGACAACCTATGGATTATCCAATAACCGTCCCCAGTGTCGGCCTGGTCAACGGCCGTTTCGCCGATGAAGACCCGGAGGCAGGCAAACCGGGTTCATTGATCCCGGCGGCATGGGGCAACAGCGTTACTCAAGAAATTCTGAATGTGATCAATGCGGCCGGGATGGCTGCGTCCGAGACGGACACCCGGCAACTGCTCACAGCCATTCAATCGATTGTCGGCAATGCCAGCCCGATGCGATCGGTGATCACCCGGCTCGCCGCTTCGAAGACGTTGACCGAGCAGGAACTTGGTCTCGTGTTGATTGATGCCAGTCCGGCGCCGGTCACTGTTGTGTTGCCAGCGGCCGATGGTCCACTGGGTGTGCGTGATGTGATTGTTCGTCGTGTAGACAACAGCGGCAGTCGGCTTGTCATTCAAGCATCCGGCAGCGACAGGATTCGTTTTCACACGCACCTTTCGGCCAGCGGCTATCCATTTTTGGTACTGATGGGCGGCGGTGACTGGTGGCATTTGCGCAGCGATGGTGCAGGGAGTTGGTGGCCGGTTGGGCGCTTCGATAACACGCCGTTGGGGCGACCGTTTTTCGAGACGACAGTCTTGCTGAGCCCCGGTGGTTACGGTTCGCTCAATGGCGCCGTCATGAAGCGTGTCGAGTGGCCGTGGCTTTGGGATCACGCGCAGCAATCGGGGATGCTCGGCACCGAGGCTGCGCGAGTCGGCAATGAGGGTAAATGGACGTCGGGTGATGGCGCAGCGACCTTTCGTGGGCCAGAAGGACGAGGTGAGTTTCTGCGGGTGCTGGATGAAGGTCGCGGCGTAGACACAGGACGTGTCATGGGTGCCTTTCAGACTGGCTCAATGCACTCGTATGCCATGGGCGCCAATGGTGGCGGTGCGGTCGGTTCGCGCTGGACTGACAGCCTGACCGATATCGGCGCGGGCACACGCGAGGAAGCTAAGTTTCTTTCCGGGTTGGCCAACGGTGGGCCGATCTACCCGCCAGGAACCGCCTATCAACAGGATCCCGCCGCCACCTTGCTTTACACCTTCAAGTCCCGCCCGCGCAACATCGCCTATCCCGGTCGAATCAAACTCATCTGAGGCTTCCCCATGTTCAATTATCTGTTTGACGGCTCGGGCGCATTGTCCGGGCCTGTCGAGTTCTTCGTCACGCCCGGAATCGGCGTTCAGCTTCCTGCCAACGCCGTGCAACTGACCTTTGAATTGCCTGAACCGGAAACCGGCCGCACTTGGGCGCTGATCAATGGCGTACCGCGGGAAGTCATCGACCGTCGAGGCCCGGTTTACCGCAAGGACGGCGGCGCGCAGCAACTCTGGAATGAGTTGGGCGAGTTGCCTGACACCTTCACCACACAGCCCTGGCCCGGTGATTTCCATATCTGGGGTGATAACGCCTGGCAACTGGATGAGCAGGCGCAACTGGCCGGTGCCAGACAGCAGACTCTGCAAGCGCGCGATGCACTGCTTCGTGAGGCCGTTCTGCGAATTGCTCCGCTGCAATACGCCGAGGATATCGGTGATGCCAGCCATGAAGAGCAGTTGCAATTGCTCGAATGGAAGCTCTACAGCGTGGAGTTGAATCGCATCGAGAAACAGCCAGGTTTCCCTGCGCAAATCACTTGGCCAATCGTGCCAGGCACGATCGCGAACACCTGAAACATCGCAAAGGAGAAATGCAATGGATTATCCAATCAGCGTTCCCAGTGCTGGCTTGGTCAATGGCAAATTTGTCGATGAGGATCCGCTTGCCGGATCTCCCGGGTCCTTGATTCCGGCGAGTTGGGGCAATGGTGTGACCCAGGAAATTCTCGGGGTTGTACAGGCCGCCGGAATGACGCCCAGCGAAACTTCAAACACGCAATTGTTAACTGCACTTCGAAGTGCGCAGCTGTATCAGACCCGGGCACCATTTGACGTCAGTCGTTCGGTGGCTACAACCGAGTTTGTGCAGCGTTCGTTGGGCAACTACGCCGGGGCACGCAGCGTCACTGCCGCGACACAACTGACCGTTGCGGACGTGGGATGGACGATCGGTATAGGTGGAAACTCGCCTTATACGGTGAGCTTGCCCGATATCAAGACTGTGCCCAATGGTGGGACATTTTCGTTGCATTGCCGGAGTAACGCGGTCGTCACCATTGCATGCACGGGCACTGCGCAAATAACCCCGCAAGGTGCTTATCTGACCTCGATCGTCATGAACAGTGGCGAGAGTGCGACCATTGTTAATGAGAGCGGTATTTGGGCTGTTCATGGGACGGCGAGTCTGAAGTACGCCGCGCTTCTGTCCGGTTTGAACGGTAACCCCGGGTATCAGAAACACGCCAGCGGCAATATCGATCAGTGGGGAACGGTTATGACGGATGCCAACGGTGAGGCTCTTGTGACCTTTCCGATTTCGTTTCCCAACGCCTATTCCTCATGCGTGGCTACTCACGTCGGCACTGGCGGAGCGATGGTTATCGTCTTGGGAGGAACAGAGCAAAAACAAAGTATTCGCTTGAAAATGCGAGATGCAGTTAACGGGGTATCGCCAGGCTGGCGTATTAATTACTTCGCAAAGGGTTATTAAATGAACGCCTACAATGTTTTGTTCAGCGCCAGCACACTAGGTGTTTATGTACCGGGTATCAACTCGGCCGACATTCCTGAAGACGTGATTGAAATCCCACAGGCGTACTGGATCTCACTGCTACAGCATATGGCAGTGACGCCGAAGACGGTTGGTGTCAGTTCAGCTAACGGTTATCCGATACTGGTTGATCCACCAACACCTTCGGCGGATCAGGCAGCCGAAACTGAACGTCACTGGCGCACTGCACAACTGGCCGCCACTGATGGTCTGGTAGCGCGCGATCGTGATGAACTCGAAGACGGTGGCGGTACCACGCTGACCACCGATCAATACACCGAACTGCAAACCTACCGGCGTGCACTACGCGACTGGCCGCAGGGCTCTTTCTTTCCCTTTAGCGAGCATCGGCCAGTCGCGCCGCGTTGGTTGGCGACTGCGCTTTAAGTCAGCAAGGATGTTGAAATGGATTATCCAAAAAACGTTCCCGGTTCAGGCCTGGAGAACGGAAAGTTTGTCGATGAAGATGCCATCGCAGGTACACCCGGTTCACTCATTCCGGCCAGTTGGGGTAACAGCGTTACTCAAGAGATTCTCAACGCCATCAAGGCTGCCGGGTTGACTCCCGATGAGGAGCAGACCAATCAACTGGCACAGGCGATCAAAGAGCTG